CAGCGGAGGGCATGGTGGTTGTACTTCTGTACACCATGCTAGACTCCGCACAGAAAAAGGGACGCCGCAATGACTGTACGAGATTTTTTGGTCGATAGGTATTCCATCCTCCACAACCTGAAGCCACGCACCGTTGAGCTCTTTTCCCACACCGTCGATCGGCTGCGGGATTTCCTCGGTCGAGAGCCAGATCTGTCTGACTTGGACGACCTGACCGTGAGCCGCTACCTGCGTTGGCGGGCCACCACGCCGCACAGGGGCCGCCTGGCTGCCCCTGCAACGGTCAGGAAGGACATGGCCCACCTAGTCAGCCTCTGGAACGCTGCGGCCCGCAAAAGGCTTGTGGAGCAGTTCCCAGACCTTCCTAGGAATATCGTCCGCGTTCCGCACCACGCCCCGTCTGGCTACACCGTGGACGAGATCAGCCGGATGGTGCGGCAGGCCCGTCGCCGGGCGGGCACCATCGGCCCGGTGCCGGCCGCGTGGCTTTGGACGACTCTCCTGATGTCCGCCTGGTACAGCGGGGAGAGGATCGGCAGCCACCTCGAGGTGCGGTGGGATGCCGTTGATACGAAGCGCCGGTACATCACGTTTCTCTCGGAGAACCGCAAGGGCCTCGGGCGGACAATTACGCGGGCGATCACGCCGCAGCTGGCCGACATGCTGGAGCGTGGCCGGCGGGCCGATGGAGAGCTCGTGTGGCCTTGGAACGAGCACCGCCGCCCCAACAGCATCTTCCAGCGGATTCGGTACATCTGCCGCACTGCTGGCGTAAAGCCGAGGGGATTCCACGCGATTCGCAAAGCGGCCGGCTCGTACGTCAAGAAGGCCGGCGGCGATGCCACTGAGTTTCTGACGCACCGCGACCAGAAGACCACGCGAGATCACTACCTCGATCCACGCATCACAGGCGTGGAGTCGGCCCTGGACTACCTGCCGCCGCTCGACATCGACTGACTAGATGCCCTGGTCGCCATCAACGAAAAGACTCTGCCTCGCCTTCGCCCGCGACTCCAGCACCTCCACCTTCTCGGCGGTGCCGGGCCGCGTCGGCGTCGGCGGGACGGCGTCCATCCAATTATCGATCTCGCCGTGGACGGCCGTGAACGTCTGCATCGAGTGCGTCAGGGCATCGTAGATCAGCGTATGGTCGTGGCTCTTGGCTCGTTCGACGAGTTCGCCTTCACCGCCCCGAGACGGGTCTTTGTGCAGCCGTAGCACCGTGGTGATCACGGTCGTGGCCCGCTGCACCCGAAGCAGCCAGTCTCGCAGGCGGGGCGGGATCTCCCCGTCGAATCGACGGCGGTCCCTCTGCACCCGAGGCGGGGGCGAGTCACTGCCCGGCAGTCGCCGCTTGCGATCGCCCATGCTGGCATTGTGGCTGCGCCGTCAACCTCTCCGGGCCTCCCGGCAGGCAACCCGCATCATCGTCCGATTAGCCAAAGAGAAGAACCACATACGAGCGAACGACTGGACGCACTCCTGCCCGACAGCAGCGTAGAGTTGTCGGATCTCGGCGGAGTCTCCCCACATCGCCTCCACGTCCTCGCGGACCTTGCAGATGAGCACCTTCACGTCCTCGATCGCTGCCGCCTGAGACTCTGGCTGAGTGCGAGCCAGCCTCGTCCAGTGCTCGCAGTTCCAGCACCTGGCTGTCGCGTCCACGAACTCGTCGAACGCTCGCCCGGCGTCGACGGCGCGTGGCCCGACTGCGGCTCGGAGCCGGCTGCGGAGGTGCGGCAGCACACCGGCCGGCGCGTCGCTCACCGTCACCTCCCACCCGCAGGCCGAGACGGTGCAGCAGGCGTGAGCGACGCGCCGGGCGGGCATGTGCCAGAGGGGCAGGCTTTGCCGCCGCAGCTCGGGCAGATGGTCCTGTGGCCGTCTCCGTGGACGATGTAGCCCTTGCCGCCGCAGTCCTGGCAGACGGCGGGCTTTGGCTTCGGAGGCTCTGGCGTGGGCTCTGGAGCCTTGTCCGGTGCCGTGGCGGCATAGGCCACCGAGACGGCGGCCGAGGCCCGTGGTGCCTCATGATCGATCGCCGCCGGTTCAGCCGAGAGCGACGCCAGCACTGACAGCAGCCACTGCCACATGGTTCACCAGCCCCTTCCGTGGTCGAGGACTCGATGTCCCTCGTGATCGACCCGAGCGTGGACGACGTAGGTCTGGTCGGCTGGAGGTGGGTCTGCGAACACCATGACCCAGAGGCCAAGCCGGGCCAGCTGCCGGACGATCCGCAGGACTGGCCGGTCGGCTCGAGGTGCCAGCGGCGAGTAGTCGCTGGTCGCGGCCCACCAGGTGCAGGCGACGGCGACGAGCACGGCAGCGGCGATGCGGTGGAAGTCACGAGATGTCATCGGTCACTCCTGGTCTGGCGCTGGGTGGAGCCAGCCGCCGTGGTCGAGGTTTCGATACCGGAAGTTGATCCCGCTGATGGAGAAGGAGTCTTCCCCAGACAGCATCGCGTCGACGGTTTTTCTCTCGACCCAGAAAGAGCCATCAGGCTGGTCGGCTGGCCACTTTGGCCCGCCGTTGAACACGCCCCAAGAATTGAGGCATAGAAGGCCGTCACGCTTTCCTTCGTTCTTGGCGTATCGCACGCCAATAAAACACATGCAGTGAGCCCACGACCCTTGACGGGCCGCAAACCCGTCCGCGTCACGCTGAGAAGAAAACCCGACGCCGCTACACACCGGAACGCAGTAGCCGGACTCGATGCTGGCCGCCGCCTCATCGAACGTCCGCACCAACGCGACGTTGGTGGCCGTGTTCTTGTTGGCCAACTTGGCGAGCGTCACGCCAGTGACCCCGCCGCCGCAGAGAAGGTTTCCCCACGACTTCGCCCGGCTCGGGCTGTAGGTCGTTAGGTCGGCACCTGGGTACTGCTGGCGAAACAGAATGCCGCCGACGCTCTGGTCCTTGCATCGGCCAGACACCCAGCGTGCAGCAGCACCGCCATAGGAGCCATCGGAGTATCCGGCCTGCACAACCGGCGGCAAACGTCCAGCGGTCCTCGACCCAGAGTAGATCGGCTCGGTGGCCACCAGCCGAGGCGGCTCAGGCAATTCGCCCTCTGCCCAGTCCACGCACTGGCCGACGTAAGAACCCATCGCCCAGCCGAAACTGACGCAGTCGCCGATGCCCTGCTTCCACGGGCCGAACGGCTTGCCGTAGACCTGGCGGTGTGCACGGTCCGCGTAGCGGTAGAGAAATGTGTCCTGCTGCTTGGCGTTTGCCAGCACATCTCGAGCGGCCTGAGAAAACAGCGGCTGATCCAGTTCCGCCAAAAACTGCCGAGTCCCGTCCGGGTCTGGCGTGTATCCGAACCTCGCGTCCGGCTGCGGCTGCGGCTGGGCTGCGAAACGCTCAGCCAGGCCGACGAGCAGTGCCACGACGACCAGCAGCAAGACTGCCGAGAAAGACCAACGCTCAGCGCGTGACATCAGCGGCGGCCCTCGCGAGGTCACGGAGGGCAGCCACCCACGCGGCCCGGCTCTCGGGCGTCACTGGCCCACCGGACGAGCCTACGGCGTCGTCAAGAAACTTGTGGATCGCGTCGCGGGCCTGCGGCTGCCGGGCACCGATCGAGTCGCCTTTGCACCGGGCCTCTCTGGCCGCCACCCGCAAGTCGTCGAATGCCACGCCAGTCTTCAGCCGCTGATCGTGCATGCCGTCCCACTCGATGCAGGCGGCGAGCTCGTCGCACAGGGCAGACACGGTAGCGGCGTCGGCAGCCGCTGACGGGCCGACGAATTTCCCTCGGAGCGTGAACGCATCCGGCGGCACGGGTGCCGGCGTTGGCGTGCTCGAGTTCCGTGGCACAAACGAGATCGCAGCGGCGACCACCAGTGCCACGGCCGCGACGTGCTTGGCATCGATGGCCGGGATTCGCGACGTGGCGTAGATCGTCTTTGCACGCTCGGCGATCTGCTGGCCGGCGACCAGATAGACAGCCAAGGCCACGAGCAGGACTGTGATCACTTCGACATCCTCACGAGCGGCAGCATCGACTCGATCGCACCGCTCGCGAGTGCGAGCACCAGTGATCGCAGGGCTGGCCGGATGACGACCCACATAGGCCACGCAGCCAGCGGCACGCAGTTGGCAGCGACGGCGTCAAAGAGCGCCGCCACGGCAGCCAGAGCCAACTCCTTTTTCTCCGGGCCGGTCAGCGTCTGGACGTGATCCAGTCCCTCGATGACCAGCCGCAGCAGGCCGATCAGGAGAGCCCCGAACTCGATCCAGGTGATGCCGTCCGACGCCGTCAGCCGGGCATCGGCGATGAAGGATCTGACTCGTGCGTCGAGCCCGGCGACGGCTGTGGGATGGCGGTGTTCCATGTCCGCAGCGTAGGCCGGGCAGACTCCGAATCAGACCGGGTCTGACACGACTCCCGATACAGCACGAGAGCGATCACCGAGTAGCAGGCGATGTCCAGAAGCGTGTCTTCGATCCCGTCGAACTCCACCCGGCCACGGCGAAAAAACGCCCGAAGCCGGTGCATCTTGTCGGAGATCCGCAGGATGCAGCCGGACCAGGCCGGCATGTTCACCACGTCGGCGCTGCTGCGAATGTTGGAAAGCGCGTCCTCATCCATGCCGTAGTCCAGCGTCTTCGCAAGATGCAGTTTCTTGATCTCGTCTAGCACACCGAGAAATTCCCGCGAGCCCGGCCGGATGTTGTCCGGCTCGGCAAGGATGCTGTCCCCACGCCAGTGGATGTCGTCGTCGGCCGCGTCCATCTCCTTCTGGCCCTGAAGAATCCAGTCGACCGGGATCGTGGCTGCCGGCTCGGGCTCGGGCTGGCACTTGCCACCGCCGCAGCAGTCGCCAGCTAAGCGAGCCTCTACGGCGGCCCGGAGTTGTGCGTTTGTTTCTTGAATGTCCGTGATCGTTCCCTGCATGCGTTTCCTTTCAATGAGAAGCCTTGCCACGTCGGCCGCCAGTGCTCCTGAAGTCCCGGTCCACTGGCCCTGGAATCGGTAGGCCCGCTGCCTAGCCTCGGCGATGTAGTCGTCAGTCAGTTCGTAGTCCATCGGTCAACGCCTTGATCTAAGATCGCGGTCGCAATAGATCGGCATCGCCTTTGTCACCTCGTTGCGTCCGTGGTCGATCACAATCGCCGCTTGGCACGGCGGCTCGTAGGCCGCCTTGATCCTCGTGGCGTAGGCCGAGTGGCCGATGACGCTGCCGTTGGCCACGTACCGGCCGGCACGCAGCCACTGGAACTGGTGCCAGTGACCGAAGCAGGTCAGATCAGCCTTCTGGATTGCGTCCCACGCCGCGATCGCCTTGTTTGTCGGAACCGTAATTCCGCCGACGCCGCCGCCGTACTTGATTGCATGGCCGTGATGGAACCGGACACGGAATCCGTCGAGGTCCAGATAGTTGAGGTAGCCGGTTCCAACTTGCCACCGCACGTTTTTCCGCTTCTCTCCGCTCGCCAGCGTCAGATACAGGTGCTGCTCAAACGAGTGCTCCATCTCGGTTCCGATTCGCAGCTTCTCGGTGGACCGTCCGTGGTTGCCGCTGTTGGTGGCGACGATCACGTCTTTTGCAGAATCGGCGACGGCGTCGATGAATCCACGCAGCCGCTCGCCAATCCATCGGGTGGCAGCCAGCGGTGCCAACTGGGCCAGTTCAGCCGTGTCGTCGTGGATGTGGCCGCTGAGAAGATCGCCACCTAGCCAGACGACGACGCGATCGATCTTGGCGAGCTGCCGCTCGTGCTCGAGCAGCCGGAAGAATCGCTCATGCAGTTCTTCTAGACGTTGTTGACATACGTCAAGAGAGTAGTCGTTCAGTCCGTTGACAGTCTCAGGGTCTACCCGCTCCTCGCAGTGGATGTCCGACAGCAGGACGACCATTGTCGCGGCGTGTTTGGCACCCTTGACAGATTTGGTCAAGGGTCGGCTGGCCGCCTTGATCCCGGCCAGTCCGGCAATAGAGTCCGCACGCGACCGCTCGGCGTCGATGGCCGCCAGCGCAACCTTGTACCTGGACTTCAGGTTCGCCACCTCAGATCGCAGACGTGCCACCTCGGCGTCGGCAGCCAGTTGCGATGCGTGTCCGAGGTGATCAGCGACTTCAGCGGTCAGGTTTTTTCGAGCCACCGTACCACCGTGCACTCAGAGATAGTGATGCCACGGGAACGCAAAGACTTGGACATCGCGACAGCCAGGCCGCTTTTGGTTGCTTGGATCTGGCCGCTGACGAAAGCCTCCTTGACGACCTTCATTTCACGGACGATGTCTTCTGGGAATGAGTCCACCAGCCCCTTCCTTGATCGAGAGGGCAGGATTGCAACCACATCACTGAGCAGGCTTTGGGCGGACTTTCCCACGCTTTGCCTCCTTTGGTTTGTCCGCCTTTCGGCGGAGCACCATGTGACCATCGTCGTCCAACGTGAACGGCGGCTGCTCCTCGTCGTCGATCGGCTCCGCGTCAAACTGCGGGCGGGTCGACTTCTCGGGCTTCTTGGCTGGCACGTCTGGCCTCCTGCCTGCGGGCGTTGGCGATAGCGCGTCTAACAAGCATCCTGCCAGCCGCGTCAAGGAACGGCAGGCCACGGGCGGCAGCCTCGGTTCGCATGACGGCCACGACCTCGTCTATCCGCTCTGGCCGCTCGCATTCGTCCGTCCCCCAAGAATCCATTTCGGCGGCCTTCGCCCGGCAGCTGCACGTCGGCGTCGGCGAGATCCCAAATTTGTGCAGCAGGCGTGAGAGTTCCGTGCCGGGGCCGCTGGCTGGCGGGTCGACGCTAACAGGGGCAAAGTTCTCAAAACCGATAGCGTCAGTTGCGTTGTTGCTCAGATCTTCTAAGTCCGCAAGCGTCGGGGGCTCGACTACAGCAAATGAATGGGACTCGCCAGTTGTTGTGATTGGTGCGCAGACACGCCTCAAGCCATCGACGCACGACCTATAGTTGCACCTAATGCACACGCCATCGTCGGCGAACACGCACAATTCATGCGCGGTCAAAATGTCACCGTCACTTTTCCAATCGACGCAACCCCGCTGAAACCGCCATAGTTTGTTTGCAGCCGGACCTGATTCCAGATGACTTGCGTGCCAGCCGTCGCGCATATTGGTACGCATTCGTTTATGTCCGGGTATCGCGTCGTGTTCGTGGATGCTCCGTTCCAACTCACGAAAAGAGTTATAGTTCTTTGTTCGCAATTGCAGTTATCGGCGTTATACCATTGAAACCCCCTGCTCTCATTCCTGTAAATCGTGATTTGAAGGTTGTTCAATGAACTAAACGTTTGCCGATAAATTGCACGAGATCCGTCGAAATAGTTGTCTGGAACAAAACTTCCAGACGTTGCTTGACACTGTAACAACACTTGCGGAATTGAGTATGTTCCGGCAATCCACGGTTGATCCCCTCCATCAATAGTGACCTGTAAAGCAGATGGCGGGCATTTAGTACCGAAGCATCCCTCGGCAAGAGACAAAATATCAGTTGCCGATCCTCCGCACAACAGTTGCTGCTCTGGTTGGTATGTACCACCCGGTGTTACTGTAGCAAAGTCGCCGAATGTGTAAACGTGCGTGTCTTTTGCAGATTGGTAGTTAGACGGAGTTTGTCGATAGTCCGGGGCGTTCCATGCGCACAACGGAGCGTCTGCAAAAATCTTTGCGGACGGGTGCGTTTTGTGTGAGTTGGACTGCACAGAGAAGGCGGACAGCGATGGCAATATGTCGGAGCCAGAACCGCCTGGGACATAATATGGACACGCATCAAACCTGTACCTCACCTGCGCGCAAGGCTTGATGTTTATGGGGTCGCTCAAGTAGGTGTGGTTTGTGCCGGCAACCTTTCGGAGCACGATTGGCTGAGAAATTCTTGCAAGGTACGAATCACAGCCGGTGCGAACAATGCTGTTGTTATTGTATTCCCGAACGTCATTGGGTGGCATGAATCCAGCGTATTTGCCAATAGCATATTGACCAACAATGCCGATGTTTGGCGTTGCTGGCCTAGGCCATCTCGGGCCATTTGGCCGCGAGTCGGTTTTGGTAAATTGCAACGTGTAAGTGTCTGGCGTCGATACTGGCTGAGAAGGTGCAAAGTAGTTTGGGTCGCAAGAGCAATTGCACTCAGATTGCTGCGCTCGCCGGAGGAAGAATTTTCCAACTTGCGATATGTCCGATTTTCCGTACTCGTCTTGTGAAGGGGATGTAGTGTTTGAAACAACGCTGGAAATCTCAACTGTGTCACCATTCAGGAATTCACCCACGCTTGCCGTCTCAAGGATTATCGAGCCCCCCGCTGCCTCGACCTTGGCCTGAACAGAGGACAATCCGATAGTGAACGAAAGTCTTACCCCGCCGCGCAAAGGCCAAACGTCAATGACGTATGGCCGTTGCTGAAAGCGGCTGCCTGCAACCACATTGCTCCACCCGTCGCCGTTTATGGGGTTTCCGTAGAAAGTTCCTGTGTCCTGGTCGTTGATGTATCCCGACCACCCTTCCGACTTGAAAACGACGCAGCCGTTTTGCGGACAGCATGGACTGCAACTTGCGCCAAGCATTTGTCAGCACTCCGCCGCGATCAGAATCCATTCGCCGCCAGCGTAGGCAATAGCACAAGCCCTGGCTCCGCTGCCCGTGATGGCGGCAAAGTAATTTTTTGCCGTGTATGTTTTGCCAGTATCAACAGCGTCCGTGACGGTGGCCGTAGCTCCCTTGGCCCACGGAGACGTGAACGTGCCACGCAGCATTCCGACGCCGCCGCCGAGCCGCACCAGAGCCCACTTGCCAGCCCCAGTGCCGGTGTCCTTCCAGAGGATTAGCCCCTCGCCGTGGCCAGCCGACTTCAATTCTGTGGCCGATGCCTTGGCCACGACGAATCTGTCGTTAGCAGACGCCACCTCAATCTTGCACTGCACCACGCCACCCACCGCCACCTTGCCGATTTTGCCGCTCTCAATCGGTTCGACGGCCACGCACCAGGCCGTGGTCGTTGCAGTCGGCGTCCCGCCGGTCAGCACCGGCATATCCTCGAACGAGGCCGTCGCCCCGCCGGCAGTGACAGTCGGCGTGATCGCCACGCCCGTGATCTCGAGAATGCCCCATCGCGCGACCGTGATTGCAGGCCGGCAGTAGGCCCATGTGTACGGTTTCAAGACGGGAGAGCCGGTGACGCCTTCAGTGCCAGTGCCTGCACCGAGTACTAGGTCGGCAGCATCCTGCGCCCGATTCCAAGCCCGTGCCGAGATCGCACCCCGTAGCGGCTGGCCCGGCTCAATGCGACCGTCTGGTCGAGACATTATGTGGTCCCGATGCCGAGGCCAGAGAAGTCGGAATCCTTGTAGACCTTGGACACGTAGACAGCCTTGGGCTGCTTCAGCAAAGTGCTACCCGACACGGCACCTTCATACAGCACCCACAAATAGTCATGACCTCGCTTTGAAATTCCTGTAATGCTTCCGATGGTCTGATTCGTGACGTTTTTAGATGCAACAAACCGAAATGAGAGCGACCACGGTCCACGTCCCTTCTGGTCGTCCCATTCCTGGGAGCCGCTGCATCCCATGAACAACACCTCGCCAGCCTCAAACCCGCGAAACGATGCGTTGTTTGTTGTGCCAGTCACTCCAGCCACGCTGCGTATCCAAGAGTTGGTGACATACGCATTGGGAACGTCATACGATTCCTGCCACTGCAATTGAGGAGTGACAACGTCAACACCGTTGACGCCGTTGTCATCCATCCCAATCGCTCCGCTCATATTTGTTGCGGAAGACGGAAAGCGATACTCAAAATCCAGACTGCTTCCAGATCCAACTGAATACGCCTGCGTGATGTGCTGAGTGCCACCCGTCGTGTCGAAAGACCGCGACCGCTTCAGCGGGTCCGTGCCGTCCTCGGCACCGTCCTTGCTGTAGGATATCGTCACTTGCCAGGCGTCGTCGCCGAGGTAGGAGACGCTGTACTGCTCGGCTCGCAGCTGCATCCCAACCACGCCCGGATACTGCCAGTAGGCCAGTTCCGCCGTGACCTTAGTGTTGATTTCGGCGTGCAGCACAACGTCGTCGGTCGTGCCGAAAACCTTGTAGGACTTCTGATAGTTGGACGCAGCCTTACGCCCTTTGCGGACGATCGTGGCCTGCCGTGACTCGCCGTCTTCGATCCATGTCAGTGCCATTAGGCAGCCACCTTTCCGCCGTCGTCAATCTTGCGAGTGTTCTTGGCCGTCTCTTCCGCAGCCTTCGCAGTGCGCTCCGCGAGCGACGACCCGAAACCCATGCCGCCAAGATTGACGCTGGAGAACGTGCCGGCCACCTCGGACTTGCTCGTGGCTGAGTCAGCACCGGCGGCATTGGCTCCGGCTGTCGCCGCCTTCTCTCCAGGCGATGCAGACATGGAGCTGGTCGCCTTCATGATCCGCTCCTGTGCGTCGCCCAGCGCCTCGTCAATCGTGTTTGCCTGCGAACTCGTCAGCCTGCCGTTGCTGTTGAGTGCGTCGAACTCGCCGTACAGGTCACGCAGCTGGTCGATCGTGCTGGCAGCCTCAATGTCCTTCAGCAGCTGGGCAAACTGTTCGCCCATCACGCGACGCGCCCGGCCAGCACGGCTTGTAGCGCCGACGTTGGCCTCTGCGGCTTGCGTGGCTGCACGCCTCGAGTCTGCCCGCCTAGCGTTCTCCGCTTGCCGCTCTTCCTTGGTGGCTTGTGCGTCCTCTTGGATTCCCTTGGCTCGCTCTTTCCGGTCCTTCTCTGCTCGTTGGTTTTCCTTCGCAGCCTTGCTGGTGCGACTGTCGATGCCTGGCCGCTCCTGCCGCCGTTGCTCAGCACGAGCGGCGTTCTTGTCCTTGATCTCCTTGACTCGCTTCTCGGTATCCTTTGCTCCGGTGATGAATCCCTGAACCCGCGTCCATGCGATCTGGATGGAAGCCACTAGGTTGTCGAACGTCGCCATAACGCCGTTGGCAATGTTGTCGAAGAACCCCATGATGAACGCACCCATCGTGTTCAGCAGGGCCGAAGAGTCCGTGTAGATCTTGTCCCACGCCATGTAGATGCCGGACCCGATGTCGGTGAACACGTCCTGAAACGCTGCCACCCACGGATCGACGTAAGACATCAGCGCTTCAGTGCCACGCAGCCAGCCGGCAACCAGCCCGGCCCAGAGCACGTCCATCGCACCGGACAAGTCGCCTGCAGCCACGGCCTCGTAGACGCCGTTGAATGTGGTCGTGGCTGTCTTGGCAAGATCGCCGAGGACGACGACGCCGTCAGATACGGCAGAGGAGAAACCTCCAGCGATAGCACCGCCAGCCTCAGAGACGTATCCCGCCAATCCCGAGAAGGCACCCGAAATCTGATCCTTGAATGAGTAGGCAACCGCTGCAACTCCGCCTATCGCGGCAGCCAGCAGGGCAAACGGTGCCAGCGGAGCCAACCAGGCCGCCGCCACGGCAGCGGCAGATGCGATTGAGCCAGCCACCGCAACCGCAGCCGCACCGAGGTAAGTGGCGATGCCGGCCAATGCACCCGATACAAACGCCGTAATACCTGGGAGTGCGGATGCCACCCACGCAGCACCAGACCGGACAGCCATCGAGACGCTGGCGACGCCTGCCATGACCACAGAAGCGACGTAACGAGCCATACCAATCACTGCCGTGGACGCAAACGACAAAACAGCTTTTGAAGCGCCGAGCATTGACGAGCCGATAGTGCTTGCCAGCTTCAGCGTTGCAGGCATTGCCAGCACAAAACTCCTGCCGACGCCAGTGACAGTGCCCATCAGCATCGTCAGCGGCGACAGAACTAACGCTGCCGCTTTGCCTATTCCTGCGAAGCCGAAAGAAGTGATTTGCAGCGAGATGCCTAGCCCAACCATTGCACTGCCAACAGCGACAGCAGCCACTGCAAACTTCGCAAATCCAGCCACGGCATCGGCGTTGTCGGTCGCCAGTTGTGTCAGGCCGTTGATGAAGCCCGTGATCGCCGGCCCGACGACGGCCAGAGCCGGTGCCACTGCGTCCGCCACTGCGATTGCCAATCGCTGCATGGCGGCGATCGCAGATCCAGCCGATCCGGCCAGACCGCTCATCAGGATCTTGTACTTTTCGCCGACCGGCAGAGCGGAACGCATGGCGTCCCTCATGCTCTGGAATCCGTCGACGCCAGCGGTGGCCAGAATTGATGCGGCCCGGATCGCGTCCGCACCGAAGATGCGACGGAAGAGGTCATCCTTGGCCGTCTGATCCAGCCCCTGCATCGACTGGTTCAGCGTGCGGATGATCTCCACCATCGGCTTCATCTGGCCGTCAGCGCCACGGAATGAACCGACCGAGAGTCCGAGTTGGTCAAGAGCACCGACAGCATCGTCAGCCGGTTCCATCAGCCTCATCAGCATGGTCTTGACGCTTGTGCCGGCGTCCGACCCCTTGACGCCGTTATTGGCGAGCACGGCCAGCGTCGCCGACAGATCCTCAATGCTCTGGTTCGCCAGGCCCGCGACGGCCGACGACATTGAGAACGCCTCGGACATCTGAGCGATCGACGTGCTGGACGCATCGGCCGCAGACGACAAGGCGTTTGCTGCCACCTCAGAGGAGACTTTGAAGACGTTCATGGCGTCGCTCATAACGACCGACGCCTGCGCCACATCCATCTCTCCGACCTTGGCGAACTCAAGAGCCGTCTTTCCGGCACCGCCGAGGACGGCATCCAGCGACATGCCAGCCTTCAGCAGCTCGAGCATCCCCTGAGCCGCCTCTGTCGGCCCGACGCCGAGAGCCTGACTCATCTGCATCGCAGACGCTTTGATCTTGTCGATCTCGCCGGACGTTGCCCCGGTGCTCGCCCGGATGTTTAGGAGCGTCGACTCGAACGCCGCCCCCTGCTGGACGGCAGCAGCGATCGGTGCCGCCATCCCCACGCCAGCCGCCGCGAGCCGGCCGCCGCCGGACACGAGCGAGCGGCCCATATTGCCCAGGGATTTATTGACCTTGTTGAGCGCCGAAAAGAACTTCCGAGGATCGGCACCGATCTCGACAAACACGCCGCCGGCTCTGACCTGTGCTGCGCTCATACGTGTTTCTGCCAGTCCCGACCGAATAGCCGCTCAAGATCCTGCGGCGTGGCCTGGCGTGGCTTTTCCTTCTTTGCGTATGGGTTCAGTTTTCGCGGGTCTGACTTCGGCTGGCTCTTGTCTCTGTTGATGTTCGCCTGCTGTGCCAGGATGTTGGCCGTGTGCCACCAGTCATGTTCTAGGCGGCTGTCGCGAGCGGCGAAGAGTTGTCTGACAGTCCACTTTCCTGGATGGACTCCGAGGATTCCTGCGGCTTCCCAGATGGCGTCCCAGACGCTCCGGCCAGGCTCTCGATCGTGGCCTTCTCCAGCCCCGCCTCCGCTCTGCCGAGCATCTCGCCTTGCACTTCGTCCATCTTGCTGGCGAGAAGTCCGATCATCCTGCGGAGGCGCTGCGGGAAAAAATCGACGAGTTCCTGCTCGAGTGCCTTGGTCGCAGCCTCGAGCGAATCGCCACGCAGCCCGTCGAGAAAGTCTTCCCGACTCAGAGACTTCGCCTCTATCTGCTTGACGAGCAAAGCGTAGAGCACCTCGCCGATCTTGGCGTATTGGCTTCGAAGAACTTGGAACGTCTGCGAGATATTGGCGGCGTCGACCATGTCAAACGGCACCGCCTTTCGCTCGCCGGCGTCGTCAACGCTGTCGACCGTGACCATGTCACGGACACGCAGAGCCGAGCCGACAGTCAGAGCGACACGCCACGGGCGGCCCTCGTCATCCTTGAATTCTCTCATGATGCCCTCAGAGTCGGGTGCGTCATTCGCGCCTCAATGGTGCATGTTGCCACGCCATCGATCGGGTCCGACTCCCCTATGCCGGTCATCACGGCCTGAAACGAGAACCCAGACGCACCGCCGCTGACGGCGAACGAGCTGCCGGTGTGCATCAGAGTGAACGCCGTGCCGAGGTCGGCAGGGTCGTTGAACTCGACGGACACGGAGCACTCGTAGCCGGTGCTGTACACCGACGAGTAGCGGCTGCCGTACTCGTTGATCTCGATAGTCCGAGCCGACTCCGTCAGCGTGACATTCCTGGCGCTCAGGATCACGCCGCCGGCGAGTGCGATCGTGCAGTCTTTACCCAGCACGATCGCCACATCAGAACTCCTTGGCGGTCACGTTGTAGGTGATTGCCCCGTCGATGCTGACGTTTTCAGTGACGCTCATCACTGAGAACGAGCCGCTCGTGCCAGCGGCATTCAGCGAGGTGATCAGTCCGTCCGGGTCGTGGCACTCAATCTCCCACGTCTTCGTCACGAAGCCCGCACGGCTGACCCGGCGGCCAGGAGCCCCGGCAGATCCGCCGATGTTGCTGCGGTTGGAGATGTCGATCGCCTCGCACTCCTCGGTGAACGTCGCCGAGATGATCCCCTCGCCAAACGGAGGAGCAGCGGATGCGTCTTTTCCTAGCGTGATAGCCATGTGTGATATGCCCTCTGGTGGTGATTACGGCTGGACGGCGCGAGTGCCACTGACCGTGTAGGTGATGATTCCGTCCAGAGGCTGGCTCTGGCCGATGTTCGTGACGATGTAGGTCGCGTTGCCGGTTTGCGTGCCGGCAATCGTGAACGTGCCGCCGATCGTGACGCCCGGAGCGTCCACGCATTCGAGCTCAATCGTCTGCTCGATCAGCGCCTTGCGGAACTTGCGGCTGGTGTCCCCGAACTTGGTGACATCCACGTCCGCCGCAGAGTTGGTGACGGTTGCGGATCGGGCGTTGGTCACGCCGGTGACGGTCACGTCTTTGCCGAGCGTGATCTCAACTGTGCCGATAGCCATGGTTTTCCTCGTGTGCGAGTGCCAGCGGTGCGGCTGGTTCGCTCACGATAGGCCGTGCCTGGGAAATCTCAGACCGGGTGTGACAGCGTTGTCAGGCGGCTTTTCTGAGTTGGTTGCGCCACCGCTCGTTTGCCATTTCAATTGCCTTGTCGACGCGAGCCGATCCCTGCATGTACGGGCGAGCCGGGTATGTGGCAGTCCTGGTCATGGAGGTCCGCTCCCACTTCCTTGAATAGCGGAACGGGCCGGACTTTGCCGGGTGCCAACGCAGTAGGCCGTACTGGTACTGGTTCGCCTGCGGCAGTGCTCTTGTGTATCGCCCCTTCTCGTCTCTGCCCTGCCTGCCGTTGCCGCGTTGCCTCAGATACGCATTTCTTGCCGCACCGACGCCGCGACGCCAAGCATTCTCCGTGATCACGCCGCCGAACTGGTGCAGCTGGGCCATCCACGGGGCCGACTTCAGCGTGCCGATCACGGCTGTCCCCTTGGCCGAATCGTAGAAATACATGATGTCGTTGTAGAGGAATCTTTTTGGTGCCCACGACCGAGCCGGCTGGCCACCGGGACGTGGCTCGCCAGACGAAAGCGTCGTGATGTCTTGGTAGAGTCCGCCGACGAACTCAACGACACGACCAGCACCTGTCCGACGCTGGGCTGCCTTTGTCACTCGACCCTTTCCTCGGCCGATCCCCGCCTTGGCTGCCTCTTTGATGTCTTTGCCCAACATGCTCAAGACTCTTGCGTTCATCTCTCCGATCATCCGCCGGACTTTCGGCCTGTCGAAGAAATTGCCCTTTATCCGAGCCCGCAAGATGTTGCGAGCCAGCGTCTCGGCGGACAGCTCACGACGGTTGCCGCCGATCATGCCAGGGCGAATGAACGCACGGGACGCTCGCATCCGTGGCTCCTAGTTCAGCGAGTTCTTCTCAAAAACCCGGTAGGTCGCCGTGATCACAGCCCGCCAGACGTTTCGCTCCGTCAGTGCGTCGTCCGGGTTCAGGTCGATCGTCACCGTTTGCGGGCTCGTCACTCCAGCCGGCCAGACGACCGCCTGGCCGAACGAGTGAGCACGCACCTGGAGCATGACGCTGTCGGCCAGGTCCAGCATCCCGTCGACTTCGGCGTCAGTCGTGACGTGCCGGCCGACGAAGACGTTGATTGAGTAGTCCGCCTGCATGTGAGTCCGCGAGACTCGGGTGAATTCCGCCGAGCCAGGCACGACGAAGACCCGAGGGACGCTCATGTTATCCAAGTCGATGCTGGCCCAGTTCTTGCGCTGGACAGTCGTTGAGACAATCGCCCAGCCAACGGAGTTCAGCCCGTTGGCAAGGCAGTCCGCGATGTTGCGAATCGCACTACTCACGGCGTCTCCAGCGTCTCCTCCACCCGCCGCGTCCGCTCCCTCGCCCCTGCGACAACAGCGTGAACCTCGGCGAAAACTCGCGGTGCCAGCGACGCGCATCGGACGAGGCAGTAGATGCCGATGGTGCCGCAGAGCAGGAACTCGATGAGGGCGTGTTTCACGAGATGCCCCACTTGCTTGAAAGGTATGCCCTAACCGCCTGCCTCTGCGACAAGGTCATGGTCGCCTTGTAAACGATCAGTTCAGAAATGCGGCCAGACCAATAAGCCTCTGTGCCTGCGCCGAGTCCAACAGTAAGCCATGCGCCTATAGGCATATTTGTTGATGCTGTGCAATCGCCTGAGTAGGAAAACGTGACCGCAGTGGCGTTGCCAACGACGAGGTTGGCTGTGGAGGAAATGCGGCTTGCCTCATAGACTATTGGGCTACCTGTAGCAACAGAAGCAGATGAAGCCACGTTAGTAGCAGGCCCGCCGCCCGGCCCTCGCAGCGCAAAATTCATTGTCTGCGACGGCGGGTAAGCCATTAGTCGCACGATTGGCGCATAATCGCCACTGTTGTCTTGGGAACCATAGATCGCCCTGTAATCAGAAGACGCGCTTCCAGCGGTCAGAGTTGCTACGCAAAAAATTGCAAAATCCCCCGCGCCAAGTGCAAACGATGCGGTGGGGCAAAGTATGTGCGATGACGTTCCATTGAAAACGAGGCCGGTGGCGGATTGCGTCGGCCTGCTGGAGGCGTTGCTCTGCGTTGCGTGATAGCCGTTGCCGCTCTTGTCTTCCCACCTTGCAACTGCGCCGCCCGCCGCGACCTGCGATCCGCCGGTTGTAGCGTTGTACAGCGTGGATGTTTCGGAGGCGTCCAACCAGAGCAGAAGCCCCGATAAAAACACTCCTCCCGGCGGAGAACTAGGCCACGTTCCCGCGCGGCGGAACCGCTCCGCATCGCGCAGCGTCCATACGCCGCCAGCCTCCGAGTTGATTCCAGATGCAGCGGGCATTAGATCGCCTCCTGTTGGTTCGCTCTCGCCGCACCATACGCGAGCATCAGCGACTCGAACTCTGAGAACGTCAGCGTATGCCGCTCGCCAGCCATATCAGTAACGACGCAGGGCTGCGATACCCCCAACTGTGCGGCCCGTGCCGCAAGAACATAAAGCCCGGTCAGCAGTGCCACATCATCGGCCTGCCACCCGAGCCGCCACCCGTCGGCCGTTTCATATCCTGCCTCCAACCACGACAGTGGCGGTGCAGGCGGGTAGAGCAGATCGAGGTCGTCCTGCGTGAGCGTGGACCGCGTCCAGCCGGTGGCCGCGAGAATGTCGGCGTCTTCGCCCCACTGCGTCGGATCGGTGCGGGTGCTGCCATCGGGCAGCGTGACGCGGAACGGCAGTTCCATCGCGGCCACGCCGCTCGCGTCACGCCAGCATGGATCGCCGATGCTCGGCATCACGAAAGCTCCTTCCAGAATGCAGTCACATGGAGGTCGCCGCCTGCACTCGCTTGGGCGTAGATCGACTGGGCCTCCGTGAGGCAGAGGCCGAAGTCCTTGGAAACCACGACGAGAGTGGCGTCGGCTGGCACCGTGATCGTGTGGGCGAGTTTCGTGGCGGTCCCGGTGTTCGTTGCGGCGGCGTAGAGGCTGATGCTCACGTCGCAGGCGTTCGCGCCGTCGACATTCGACACGACAATCGAGTCGATGAGATAGGCCTTGCCGCTGCTGGCAGGGTTGCTCACGACCTGCGTCTCGGACGTGTTGTCCAGCCTGACGAACGCATTGTTCACCTGTACGGTCGATGCTGTGTTGAGGTTGGGATTTGCCATTACTGCTCCTGTGGTCTATCTGCCGGAATTGTTATTCGCTGTTCGTCTGTGCGAGGCATCGACAGGAGCAACGAGGCGTATTCCTGCCAGTAGCCGCCATGTTCGCAGTCGGCGAGCAAATCTGCGTTGACAAGCATCGTGCTGCCGGTCCCCGCCACCGGCTGAATCTGCCGGTCGACGTGCGCGGCGTTCAGTGACGCAAGATCCTCTAGATGGTTCGATGCGTCGAGCCACATCACGACCTCCCCATCGCGGTCAGGAACAGCGACAAAGCGGAGTCAAGGGACGCCGCTTGCGTTGCCGTCAGCCCATCCCCAACGGAGTAATAGTTTAACCCCGCCCGCGCGCCTGCGGAGCCATTCGCTCCGAACAAAGAAAACTGATCGCTTCCCCCTGTCGTTGCGGTAACTGTTGCCGAACTGTTGCTAACAGATGCGCCGTTTCTATAGAGAGTATGCGAGTTAAGCGCAGTTCGCGACACAACAAAACGCGCATACGCGGAGACAAACGAAGACGTTTCGTTGAAATTTCCAGACGCGCATCCAACCGATTGCGAAGCGGCATTGCTCAGAAAGCAATATGTTCGATAGCCGCCGCCGTTGTTAAACCCAAACAAAAACCCGCTTGCAAGAAAACTGCCGTTGCGAATCGACCAAGCCGCATGACCCGCATTCGCGGGCATGGATGACGATAGCAGACCCGTCCGCAACACCTTACCCGCCGACGTTGCCGTTAGTCCCTGAGATTCTGCATAGTCGCCCGTCACAAAATTTACGTTTGTGTCAGTAGTGTTGCCAAGCTGCGTTCCGCCGAGAGACGTTCCGCGATAGAGCGGAACCAAGCAAGCCGAAAGCCCATTTCCGCACAGCAGATTCAACCGCAGGATTCGGTCACGGACGCCAGCGGTATCCACTCGCACGCAAAAGTCAGACACGGCCTTCAGCGTTGCGGCCGACACGCTCCCGCCGTTCGCAACGACGCGGGCCTGCCACCCGAGAGCCTCTGGGTGTGCCGTCGCTCGAAAGTATCCGACTTTCGCTGAAAGCATTAGTGATTCTGTGAAGCTGTCCCGTACCAGTTTGTTCCGTCGCTCACAAATACGAGAATGTCTCGCTTGTCGGCCGTCGCCGTGATCGTTGGCGCGGTGCCGCCGCTCCAAAGCACTCCAGTGAAGGTCGCCGTGAAAGTGCTGCCTTGCTTCAGGATCAGCGTGATCGATGCCCCGGCCGTCGCCGCTGGCATGGTGAACGTGCAGTTTCCATTCAGCGTCACGGTCTGGACGCTGCCGGTCGTCAGTGCGAGCGTTGTCGATGTGCCGCTGTTGCCGATCGCGGAAGTCTGCTCCAAGACCACCGGCAGTCGAGCCGCCGCAAGCGTCCCGCTGGTCATCTGCGACGCCGCGATGCTGATCGCGTCGCTGCCACCGCTGGCGTGTGTTGATGCGTGCGGTGCGAGTAACGCCGAAACAAGCCGCCACACGCTGCCGGTCCACGAATAGACGCGGCCGTTCTGCGTGCTTTGCTGGCCTACGGTCGGAGATGCTGGAAAAGAAAACGGCATGATGTCAGGTGAGAGCGAGGATGAGGCCGAGGGGCTTGCCGGTGCTGACGGTGACAGCCCCCGTCGACCCGTTGACAGATTGCACAGGAGATGCCGCCGCCGCAGCAGCGTTGAATCCGCTTATCTGAGAGGTGGCGATAGTGATCGGATCGCTGCCCGCCGCTCCGTGCTGGCTGGCGTGGTTAACTGTGGCGGAGTCGATACCAGTCTCAGCGTAGAAGCTGCCCGTCCACTGAAAGACGCGGCCTGTATCCGACTCGATATACAGGGTCGAAGCACTTCCCGTGGCCGGAAACAGGTCGGCCGTCGCGTAGGTGGCGATGACGACAACAGCACCCGTAAGGCCGTTGACGCTTTGGACAGCCGCTGAGATTGTGCCGCTCGACACAGACAGGCCCGAGCCGACGATCACACCGCCGAGCGAGGAC